CACGAATACACAAAATAAATCACGCGTGCACAAAAGCCCTTACGTGCGCGGCGCGCGAGCGCCCGTCAGGCCGTCAGGTGCGCCTATTGGCGCGGGTCTTGCCCGTCAGGTCACGTGTCAGGCTACCCGTCAGGCCGTCAGGTCACGCGCGCGTCTTCCCTCATTCACACACACCCATAAAAAAGAAGTAATGGAAAAAGAAAAGAAGCCGATGCGGCAAGCCATGCCGCAAGTCGCCGCCTGGATCGATGACCTGCGCCTCGCCTTCGGCAAAGAAACCATCGACGCCGCAATCCGTGCCGGCCTCGATGGCCAGCAGACATTCCACGCCAAAGAAAACGGCCACGAAATCGGCACGCCGATCCGCCATGACGAAAACCGGGCCGTCTCCATGCTGGACGTCCACCTCGGCCCCATGAACCCCGCCAGCGCCCCGCAAACCGCCCGCAAAGGAAATCGCCGTGGATGACATCGACCGCGCCCAGCAGCGCGAAGAGCAGGACCGCGAACTGGCCCTCGCCGCCGCGCGCAGAAGGGCAGGGCTGCACAAATGAGTACCCTCACCCAAGCCGCCTTCGCCCGTCACCTCAACGTGCGCCCGAGCTACGTCAAGAAACTCAAGGACACCGGCCGCCTCGTCATGGTCAGCGACACGCTGATCGACGTCGAAGCCAGCGAAGCCCGCATCCGCGAAACCGCCGACCCCGGCAAAGTCGCCGTCGCCGAACGCCACGCCGCCAAGCGGGCAGGGCAGGCCGCTGCGGCCACGGAAACAAAGGCTGCGACCATGGAGACAAAGGCTGGCCCCAGGGTCGACGGCCATAAAACGGCCAAAACCGCTGCCGACCCCGGCGAGCCGGAAGCCCCCGAAGTGCCCGGCACGCCAGACTACCAGAAAGCCCGGGCGCGCAAGGAATCGGCCAATGCCGACCTGGCCGAAATGGAAGCCCGCACCCGTGCCGGCCAGCTCATGGAAACCGCCGCCGTCATGGCCGCCGTTGCCGATGCCGGCGCCACGATGCGCACCCACCTCGCCACCCTGTCGGCCATCCTGGCGCCGCAGCTGGCGACCATGGCCGACGAAAACCAGATCCGCCTGCTGCTCGAAGACCACATCGAGCAGGCGCTCGGCGAGCTGGTCGAGCGGCTGGATGCGGCGGGGAGGGGTGCGGAATGATTACCAACGCAGGAACCATGGCCGCAATGCAACGGAGGATGGGATGACGCAAAGAGAACTTGCCGATCTTGGCATTGATGGAAACTGGACAGATTTCATGGCGCGCGCTGGAGAGTTTGCGTCCTGGTGTGCGGTTTGTGACCTGTTGCGATGGTATGAGCGCACCAGGGCCAGCCAGCGCAGCAAGTCGCGCCTTTACGCTGGTGTCGATCGCGCAATGGATTGCTATCGCCAAACCTTTGGCATGGACTGGGCGCCGTTCTAGCATGCGTCCGCTTCAGACCACCATCGCCTTCGCCAACCCCCGCGCCCGCATCTTCGCCACGCTGGCGCGCACGGTGGCCCCGCGCAAGCCGACCACGGTTTCGCAGTGGGCAGAAGCGAACATGCGCCTGTCCAGCAAGGGCAGCGTCGCCCCGGGCCGTTTCCGGGTCGACCGCAACCCGGCGCTGCAGGAACCGATGGACTGCCTGTCGGTGCGCTCGGCGGTGCGCAGCGTCGTCTGCTGCTTCCCGATCCAGTTCGGCAAGTCGACCATGGAATCGGCGGTCATCGGCTATTCCATGAACGAAAACCCCGGCCCGATCATGGTCTGCCTGCCGGGTGAGGTGTCGCTCGACAAGTTCGTCGCGCAAAAGCTCAACCCGCTGATCGAGGAAACCCCGGCGGTGCGCGAATGCCTGTCCAGCGTCGCCAGCCGCGATTCGCAGAACACCCGCACCTTCAAGGATTTCGCCGGTGGCCAGCTCTACATCGAACACGCCGGCAACCCGAAGCGCCTCAAATCCACCTCGGTCAAGATCCTGCTGGTCGATGAATTCACCGAATTCGCCACCAGCCTGGCCACCGGCGACGACCCGGTCGCCCTGCTCGAAGGCCGCACCAGCGCATTCCCGGCGGTCAGCAAGGCGATGTACGTCAGCACGCCCGGCATTCTCGGCATCTGCCGCACCACAGAGAAGTACGAAGACAGCGACCAGCGCCTGTTCCACCTGCCGTGCCCGCACTGCGGCGAGCGGCACGCCTACGAATGGCGCAGCGACCTGCATTTTGCGCTCGACCCGGTGCACAAGCGCGTCTCGTCCGCCTGGCTGGTCTGCCCGGAATGCGGCTGCGTCATCGACGAAAACCACAAGCCGGCCATGCTCGCCGCCGGCCGCTGGATCGCTACCAACCCCGGCCATCCGGCGCGCGGCTATCGCGCCAACTGCCTCTACTATCCGATCGGCCTCGGCCCGCGCTGGGCGGAACTGGCGCAAATGTGGGTCGACGCCCAGGGCACGCCAGAAAAGCTCAAGACCTTCATCAACGACCGCCTCGCCGAAGCCTGGGAAGACCCCAGCATGCGCGCCGTCAAGCACAACCTGGTCGCCGACCGCGCTGAACCCTACAACCTGCACACGGCGCCGGAAGGCGTCTGTTACATCACCGCCGGGGCGGATACCCAGGACGACCGGCTCGAAGTCCAGATCGTCGGCTGGGGTCGCAACATGGCCGCCTGGACCATCGCCTACGTCGTGCTGCCCGGCGATCCGGCCAAGCCGGCGGTGTGGGAAGCCCTCAACGCGCTGCTCGCCCGCCCGGTCGAACACGCCAGCGGCGCCACGCTGCCGGTCAGCGCCTGCGCCATCGACGGCCGCGGCCACCGCACGCCCTTCGTCAAGCAGTGGGTGCTGGCCAATGCCGATGCCACCACGCCGGTGCAGCGCCCGATGTGCATCTTCGGCGCCAAGGCCAACAACGCCCCGGTCCTCGGCCGTCCGAAATGGGAAGACCTCAACAGCCAGCGAAAGACAGAGTATCGCGGCATCCACACCTGGCAGGTTGGCACCGTCGCCGCCAAGCACTGGCTATACCGCCGCATGGGCGCCGACGCCGATCTCGAGCGCGACGAACGCCTGCTGCATTTCAGCGACCAGCTGCAGCCCCAGTTCTTCGCCGGCCTGGTGTCGGAAACCTACGACCCGAAGACCAACCGCTTCGTCAAGAAACGTGGCGCCCGCAACGAGCCGCTAGACACCTTCGTCTATGCCTACGCCGCCGCCCACCACCCGGAACTGCACCTGCACCGCTTCCGGGTCGCCGACTGGGCTGCCGCCGAAGCGCGCATCGCCGGCAGCGCATCCGCCCGCCCGCCGCTTGCGCTCGACCCCGAAAACGCACCCGAATCCGCCGCGCCGCCAGCCGACCCGCAAGCGCTCACCAAACCCGTGCAGCGCGCTCGCGTCTCACGCTCAACCTACCTCCGCTGAGGAACCCCATGGCCGAAAAAAAAGAATACACCCGCAAACCAAACGGCATGGCCGAAGACCTCGGCGGCGTCATCGGCTTCAGCAACACCCTGTTGCTGTGCGGCACGCGCGGCGGCCAGACGCTCTACGTCCCGAACCAGCCGACCCCCGGCCACCTGCTCGCCACGCTGCTCGGCGAAACCGCCTTCCGCAAGATGGTCGAAGAGTGGGGCGGCGAAACCATCACCGTCCCGGCGCTCGCCGACTTCGGCCGCTACCAGCGCATCCGCAAGGGCGCCCGCCTGCTCGCCGAAGGCCGCTCGCTGCACACCGTCGCCCTGCTCACCGGCGTCACCTACAACCAGGCCAAGAACGACCGCCGCGCCGCCGAGCTGCTCGGCATCCTCCCCGCCGTGCTGACCGGCGACCGGACGATCAAGAGCGACGCGCAGGTGATCGCGCAACTTGGATTTGAGGGGTTTTGAGATGGCGGCAATTTCATGTTTTGACAACAACACGACCCCTTGTCCGAAATGCCACTCGATTGAATGGATTATCGGAGAAATGGTTGATAGCGGTGGCATGACGCGATACCCGTTCGTATGCCGATTGTGCGGCACCTACGTCACGAGCTTTGCGAAAAAGCGTGTTGCGCTCAGTGTTCAATATAAGCGCCCGTTCATAAAATCGAATGCAAAAGAAAAGTGCGTTGTATGCGGAAGCCTTGGCGCGCAACTCCACCATTGGGCCCCATATCATCTATTTGCCGATGAATCATCGATTTGGCCACAAAGCTACCTATGTCAGAAGTGCCATTCGCGCTGGCACAAGGTAACCGGCGTATAGCGTTACTGAAATCCGCTCACAGGCCGACCCCGCCCCATAAACGCACCATCCCGTAACCAATCAGAGGTTACGGATGGCTATTCTACAAACCGACATCGATGCGCTGACCGAGGCGCTGGCGACCGGCGAGCGCATGGTCCGCAAGGGCGACAAGACGGTCGAGTATCGCTCCGTCGACGAGCTGCTCGCCGCGCGCAATGCCCTGCAGGCGCAGTTCGACGCCGAGCAGGCCGTCGCCGGCACGGTGCCGCCGCGGCCCCGGCAGACCCGCCTCTATCACGGCGGCCGGGGCTACTGATGGCGACCAAGCGCACCCGCAAGCCGGCCGCCATCGCTTCTCCGGTCGCCGGCCCTGTCGCCCTGGCCGGAAGCCACGATGCCGCCGGTACCGGCCGCCGCATGCGCGGCTGGATGCCGTCTTCAAGCGGCCCGAACCGCGTCAATCACGGCGCTGCCACCATCCGCAACCGCGCCCGCGATGCCGCCCGCAACGACTGGGCCGGCAAGGCCATCCCGTCGCGCTGGGCCGCCAACCTGGTCGGCACCGGCATCATCGCCCGCCCCAAGACCAAGGACGCCGAACTCAAGGCCATGCTGGTCGCCCTGTGGGATGACTGGCTGGAAGTCTGCGACGCCGACGGCGTGCTTGACGGCTACGGCCAGCAGAACCTGATCGCCCGCAACTGGATCGAGGCCGGCGAAGTCTTCGTCCGCCTGCGCCCGCGCCTGCCGGCCGACGGCCTGCCGGTGCCGTTGCAGATCCAGCTGCTCGAAGCCGACATGGTGCCGGCGGTCGATACCACCGCGCCGAACGGCAACCCCATCGTCCAGGGTATCGAGTTCAACGGCCTGGGCCAGCGCGTCGCCTACTGGATGCTGCGCAACCACCCGGGCGACGGCATCGGCGATACCGCAACCACCGTCCGCGTCCCCGCCGAATTCGTGCTTCACATCTATGAGCCGACCCGCCCCGGCCAGCTGCGCGGCGTCTCCGACCTGGCGCCCATCCTCGCCCGCCTGCGCGGCGTCGGCGATTTCGACGATGCGGTGCTCGAGCGGCAGAAGATCGCCAACCTGTTCACCGCCTTCCTCGAAAAATCCCCGTCGACCGGCGATGCCGCGCTCGATCCCGTCACCGGCCAGCCGGTCAAGCTCGACACCGACGGCACGCCGATGGCCGCGATGGAGCCCGGCACCGTGCAGGAACTGCTGCCCGGCGAGTCGATCAAGTTCGGCGATCCGCCCGACGCCGGCACCGGCTATACCGATTTCACCCGCCAGCAGTACCAGGGCGTCGCCGCCGGCACCGGGCTGCCCTACGAACTGCTGACCGGCGACCTGCGCGACGTGTCCGACCGTGCGCTGCGCGTCATCCTCAACGAATTCCGCCGCCACTGCCAGCAGCGCCAGTGGCATATCCTGATTCCGCAGTTCTGCCGCAAGGTGCGCAACGCCTGGGCCGATGCCGCCGTGCTGGCCGGTGCCCTGAGCGGCGCCGAAGGCCGCGAAGCCAAGCGCGTCACCTGGGTGCCGCAGGGCTGGGCCTACATCCACCCGACGCAGGACGCACAGGCGCAGCAGATGCTCGTCGAATCCGGATTCACCAGCCGCACCCGGATCATCACAGAACGCGGCGA